TGCACATTTCACGGGTTCAAACGTGTTAGTTTTGCGGCAAGTTTAAAAGACGCAGTAGCAGCCGTCTTTGGCTGGAATAGAGAATACTTAGAAGGTTCTACTAAAACTAGTAGAGCTTGGCGTGAGCAACGTGACGAATGGTGGAGTAATCGGTTAGGTATGGAAATCACCCCACGATGGGTATTACAATACTGGGGAACAGAAGTCTGCCGTAATAACTTTCATAGTGATATTTGGGTAGCTAGTGTGGAGAATAAGTTACGCCAAACTGATGAAAACATTGTGATTACCGATTGTCGCTTTGTTAATGAAGTTAACTCTATTAAAAGTGTAGGTGGCATCACAATGCGAGTTAGTAGGGGAGAAAGACCTGTTTGGTATAGTGCCGCAGTTGATTACAATAATGAACCTGAAGGTAGTGAACAAAAACTAAAAGCTATGGTAGAGTTAGGTAACTATAGTGTCCACGCTAGCGAGTATAGTAGCATTGGATTATTGTATGACTATTATATTGACAATAACGGAACCATTGATGAGTTACACAAGCAAGTGAACTCAGTGGTCAACCTGTAAGTCCCCGCGGCGCCAAGTTATTTCTTTACGCTTAACCACCTCAATACAACATAAGCAGACAGTTCGTAAATTAGTAAGAGCAATATTCTCTAAATTACCATCAATATGATATACCGTCATTTGAGTCGGGAACAAACTCTTAAAGCCACATAAGTCACACGTGGCTTTTTTCTTATAACCACTCTTAGTCCAGTTAGCCTTTCTAGGCTTTAACTTTTTCTTCTTACGACCACATTCATCACACCCACTGCGATAGTGTGTGATACCCTCACGGATGTAATTCACAGCACAGTGATTCTTTCCACAACTCTTGCATATAGGTCTTAACATACAGTATTTATAACCTTCGAAGGCACGGTAATACCGTCTTTTTTTAATTTTCTACTAAATAATAGTATGCAATTTAGGTAGTAAACCTCATAATTTTACATAAAGGAAAAATAAAATGGCATTAACATCTCCAGGCGTACAAGTAACGATCACCGACGAAAGTCAATACTTACCAGCCGCAACAGGCTCAGTTCCGCTAGTTCTATTAGCAACAGCACAAAATAAAGCAAATGCTACAGGTACAGGTGTAGCAGTAGCTACTACTGCGGCTAATGCAAACAAATTATATCAAGTAACAAGTCAACGTGATTTAGTAAACTTATATGGTACACCTTTCTTCTATACAACGACAAATGGTACACCAATTCAAGGTTATGAATTAAACGAATACGGTTTGTTAGCGGCTTATTCATTGTTAGGAGTTACAAATCGTTGCTACGTTTTACGTTGCGATATTGACCTAGCAAGTTTAGTTGGTCAGACTGGTCGCCCAACTGGTGCCCCTGCTGATGGTACATATTGGTTAGATAGTACTACTTCTACTTGGGGTATATATGAATTTGATGCAACACTCGGTCAGTTTGTATTACAATCACCTATAGTTATAACAGATGCTACTAATATGTCCGGTGGTGTTCCTTTAGCGAGTATTGGTGCTATCGGTGATTATGCAGTAAATGCAATGCAAGTAATAACTGATCCATCAGAATCAGATAGAACATATTATTATAAAACAACTAGTAATGTATGGGTAATTTTGGGTGGTTCTAGTTGGAAAAACGATATTCCTATAGTTACATCAACCGTTTCTAACCCAACAATTTCAGCTAGTGGAACACTTACTGTTAATATGTCTGGTTTATTCTTTGACACTATTACTATTTCATCCGGTGATACTGTATCTGATATTGCAACTGCAATTAATGATTTGGGCTGGACCAACTTAAGTGCAGAAGTTAGAAGCGGTAGATTGTGTATATTTACTGATCAATATCTATCAGCAACTGTTGGTACATCAAACGCCAATGTAGTCATTGGAGGAACAGGCTCGTTTACTTCATTGGGTATTCCGGCAGCTACTTATTATACCGCTCTAGTCGCATATGGAACAAGTGCTCAAATGCCATTATGGACAAGCAGTCAATCACAGCCTCGTCCAACAGGTAGTGTATGGATTAAGGTTGGTGCAGCCGGTAATGGATTGACACCCGTAATATCTAGATATAGTGCGGCTACAGCTTCATGGATTGCAAAAAATATATCATTGGCCACATCTGATTGGTCTGTGACTTCTGAGTTAGATGCAACAGGTGGACAAGCTATACCTGCAGGAACAATCTATGGTCAATATAATTTCAACGGTTCTTCTGCAACATCACCGGTATATTTTTGGGAAAGAATTGCAACTGGTCCTACTGTTGTAACAGGTAGCAATACAACCCCTGACTTTACAACAGGTCCATATTATATGCAAGTTTACGTAACTACTCCCGGAAGTAGTACATTAAGTTCACCGTATAATTTTACTTTAGCCGACAACAGTGACGCTACAGATTTTGTAACAGCTTGGTATGCCGCTGGTATTCCATACACAACAGCAACAGTAACAACAGAAGGTTCTATTCAGTTGACACATACTGAAGGTGGTGAAATTGTTATGTCTGATTACGTAGATTCATCATTTGTATCAACTGGAACATCTACGGGTTTAATCACAGAAGCTGGCTTTATAATAGGCACAACGACTGGTGTTAAATTTGGCCCAAGCGTATTTGTAAATTTGACTGGTATAGCACAAACTTCTACTAGTGGAAGTGGTACTGGTGCAACATTTCAAGCACAGTCAACATATGGCGTTTATATTTTAAATGGCGACGGTGTAACTTTAGGTGGAAGCGGATATGCAGTAGGTGACACTATTACAATTTCCGGTACAGTGTTTGGCGGCACAAGCCCTACTAACGATTTAGTTGTTCAAGCAACAACAGTTGTCAGTGGTGCAGTATCAGCGGTGACTTATGTATCAGGTAGCCCTCCCATAGAATATAGAACTCAATTAAGCAACTGGGTTGAATTTACTTACACTGCAAACGAAGGCGCACCAGTAACTGAGCCAGCTAATAACACAAACTGGTTCTGGTCTGTGGTTGACCAAGTTGATATTATGGTTCAAAAGGGTGGTGCATGGATTGGTTATAAGAATACTAACTATGACACAACTGGTGCACCGGCTTCAACTGGAACAAATACAACTGATCCAAATGGTCCTATCATTAGTGCAACAGCACCTACAACACAAAGTGATGGCACTGCATTGGTATACGGTGACTTATGGATTGACACAAGTGATTTAGAATTATATCCTGTAATCAGTCGTTGGCAGTCTGTTAACGGTGAGAATACGTGGGTATTGATTAACAATACTGACCAAACAGGTTCAACGGGTGTTCTATTCCAAGACGCACGTTGGGCAACAAATGGTACTACAAGTATTACTGATGATCCGATTCCAACAATAGTTAGTTTGTTAACAAGCGATTACTTAGATTTAGATGCTCCTAATCCAACACTATATCCACAAGGTATGTTGTTGTTCAACACACGCCGTTCAGGTTATAATGTTAAGCAGTATCGTAGTAACTACTTTACTCCAGCTAACTTTCCTGATGAAGCTAGCTATCCAACAGAGACAGCATCTTGGGTAACAGTAAGTGGTAACACTGCTAGCGGTGCACCATATATGGGACGTGCCGCGCAACGTGCTATGGTTGTTCAGTCATTGCGTTCAGCAATTGATACAAACACAGACATTCGTGATGAAGATAATTACTTCAACTTGATGGCTACTCCTAACTATCCAGAACTACAACCTAACATGGTTGTACTAAATGCGGATCGTGGTGAAACAGGTTATATCATTGGTGATACTCCATTAGGATTACAGGATAGTGCTACTGATATTCAAGCTTGGGCTAACAACACCGCAGGTGCAACATCAACCGGTGAAGCTGGTCTAGTTACACGCAATACATACCTGGGTCTATTCTACCCAAGTGGAATTACAAATGACTTGAGTGGTAACGAAGTTGTTGTTCCAGCATCACATATGATGTTGCGTACATTCTTACGTAATGACAATATTGCGTATCCTTGGTTAGCGGCAGCCGGTACACGTCGTGGTAATATTGACAATGCATTAAACATTGGTTACTTGGATCGTACAACTGGTGAGTTTGTACCAATTAAGACACGCTTAGGTATTCGTGATGTATTATATATTAACTTCATCAATCCTCTAGTATTCTTTACTGGTATTGGTTTGTTGAATTATGGTAACAAGAATAGCTTTAACAGTCAAAGTGCGTTAGATAGAACAAACGTTGCACGATTAATAAACTATGTACGCCGTCAATTAACATTGGCAGCAAGACCGTTTGTATTTGAACCTAATGACACAATAACACGTAGCAGTATTGCAGGTGTAATACAAACATTGATGGTTGACCTAGTTGCTAAACGCGGTATCTATGATTATCTTGTTCAATGTGATGACAGTAACAACACTCCAGCAAGAATAGATAGAAATGAATTATGGGTAGACGTTGCAATTGAGCCAGTAAAAGCGGCTGAATTCATCTATATCCCGGTTCGTGTTCTAAACACAGGTGAAATATCTGGTGTATAAATGATACCCCGAAAGGGGTATCATCTTAAAGATAAATAAAATACAGGAGATTTAAAAATGGCTATAGCCTCAGAATCATTATTCAACATGACCGTAGCGTCAGACAACGCTGGTGGAAACCAGGGTTTATTGATGCCCAAACTACAATATCGTTTCAGAGTTAACTTTCTGAATATCGGTACAGGTGGAAGTACTGTTGAATTAACAAAACAAGTAATGGATATCAACAGACCACAAATTAACTTTGAAGAAATTACTATACCAATTTATAATTCAACATTGTATTTGGCAGGTAAACATACTTGGAATGAGTTGACAGTTAATATTAGAGATGATGCCTCAGGCAGTGTTGCTAAGTTAGTTGGTCAACAAATTCAAAAGCAATTGGATATGGTTGAACAATCATCGGCTGCTACTGGTCAAGATTATAAGTTCCAAACTAACATTGAAATGTTAGACGGTGGTAACGGTACTAATGTTCCGGTTATATTAGAAGCTTGGGAATGTTATGGTTGCTATTTAAAGACAGCTAACTATGGTTCATTGAATTATGCTACAAACGAAGTTGTAACAATTGCGTTGACAATTCGCTATGACAATGCTGTTCAGGCTGCAACCCCAGGTAATACAACAACTGCTACTGGCGTGGGCGCGGCATTCGGTCGAGTTCTAGGCGGTTCTATTGTTACTGGTATTGGTTCTGGACAAGGTTAACATATTTTAATATATTAAATGTCTGGATTCTTTGAGAACTTACTAAAAGGCACGGCTGACGGTTTCTTCGGCAATGACTACCTGCGTGATTATTATCACGCTAGTAAAACATTCAGACCTAATGCATATCAACGTGCACCTAAGTTTAAGTTTCTATTCCATGTATATTTTGAAATAAACCCGGCTGCGTATTCAGTGGGTTTATCTAATGGAACTAATTTTGGTCTAGAAGTTAAAACAGTAAAATTACCTTCATATGCGTTTGATACTCACACGATGAATCAATACAATCGCAAACGTATTGTTCAAACAAAAATTAAATATGATCCTATAGAAATTTCATTCCACGATGATAATGT